TGGCGGCCCGCGTTGTAGTGGATCTTCGCGCTCGGATCCCAGACGCTGCGGTAGACGCCGGCGCGCTCGAGCAGGCCCCACACCATGGCGCGCCCTTCGATCGTCGCCAGCACCGCGGCCAGGCTGGCGAGGAAGAGCTCCTCGGCCTGGCGCGCCTTGCGCTCGGCGAAGGCGACCTGCTTCGGGTCCGCGGCGTTGCGTTGCAGCGCGCGTCGGCTCACGTTAGAAGCACTCCACCGTGACGGTCCGCAGCACGATATCGCCGGCGCTCGCGGTGCCGTTCTGGCCGGTCACCTTCAGCTGCACCGGCGACGACCAGGAGCCCGGCGTCGTGGTGTTCGTGTTGAACGTGAACGTGGCGGCGCTCGAGAAGGTCGTGAGCATGGTCCGCTGCCCGCTGTCGGCGTTGCGGATGATGTGTATGTCAGCCCACCAGGCGATCCCGTTGGGAGCGCCACCGAGCACCGAGGCGGAGTTGGCCGCGCCGATGTAGAACCGGACCGTCTTGTTGTTGGCGTTCGCCGCCGTCGTGCCGTCGATATGCACCCGGAACCCGCGGCCGTCGGCGTTGAGCGTGCCGGCGGGCACCGTGTAGGTCCACAGGTCTGTCTCGGTTGTGTTCGCGCCCGTCTGCACCGACGTCGTGGTGGTCGTCAGTGTGGCCGCTGTGATCGTCCCGCAGTTGAGCGCGCCCGCGCCCCCGGTGCCGACCGTCACCGACTGGCCGCCGGCGTTGCCGGTGATGCGCGGGTTGACCGTGACGGTCGACTGCGCGACGAGCGCGGCTACCCAGAGCATCCAGGCGAGCACCGCGCTCGAGGCGAACGCCGCGAGCTTGTAGTGGACGGTCACTGCGCGTTCCCCATGACGACCGACACCGCAGCGCCGGTGCCGCTAATCGCGGTGACGCGCGCGCGCACGTTGCGCCAGGGGGCGTCCATCGTGAAGCCGTCGCTCGAGCGCGTGGTCGCCAGCGTCAGCGTGATCGTGCCCGCGGTGATCCAGTCGACGTTGGTGCTGTTGACCGCGGCCTCGATGTTCGACACCTCAATGACGATCGTCGCGGCCCCTGCGCCGGAGCTCGTCGCGCCGTAGGCCTGGAACGTCCGCACGCCGGTCGCCGGCTTGAAGTTGGCGCTCGAGCTCGTGGTGGTCGCGTCGGTCAGCATGACCGTCGACGGGAACTGGGTGCGCGCCTGGGCCAACGCGATCGCCGGCGCGAGCGCGATCGAGAGTGCGAGTGCGAGTGCCAACCGTTTCATGCTGCTCCTCCCTTACACCACTGTCTGACTGGCCGCGCTGTTCTGCCCGGCCCCGAGCACCTGGTCGAGCGGGGGTGTGCCGCTCGCACCCGTCGCCTGCTGCGCGGCCGCCGCATCCTTCGACGCCGCGGCGAGCATCTGCGTGCGCTCGGCCATGGCGGTGGCCTGCGCTTCGGTCGCTTCGGTCTGCGCCAGCTGCTGCGCCTCTTCGTCGGTCCGCACGATCTCCGGATCGGTGCCGAGCATTTCGGCGTAGTCGTCGACCAGCTTGTTGACGTTGATCTTGTGGCGGATGCCGGGGAACACCTCGACCAGGGGGACCACGCTGTTGACGAAGCGATCGTGCCCGGTGACGCCCACCAGCTTCTGCGCGCTCGCCATGATCGAGATGTATTCGACCTTGACCTTCACGCCCTCGAGCTCCTCGGGTGGCGGCATGTCGTCGAACAGCCCGGCGTCCTCCATCATCTTGTAGGCCCGATCGACGATCGGGTCGAGGAGCTCGTCGTTGGTGCGCTCGAGCACCGGGCCAAGCGCGAGCAGCTTCTCCTCGTGGCGCTCCTGCACCTCGCGCGCGGTCAGCGGCTGGCCGCTCTCCCGGATCTGATCGCTGCGCGCCATCATCAGGAACAGGTCCTCGAAGTAGGCGCGTTGAATCCGGTATTGCACCAGGCCGATATCGTTCGACAGGTGATCGATGTTCAGGCCCACCTCGTGAATCGCGCGGAGCCCATGCTGCGCGTCCCGCAGGTAGGTGATATCGCCCGGCAGCAGGCTAGTCTTTTGCGCGCGGAGCTCGGGGTGGCCCACCAGGGGCGGGTCGACGGCCTTGTGGATGGCTTTGCCCTTCATGCGCTGCATGGACTGCAGCTGCTTCACGTCGCCCAGGGCGGTCATGCCTGGGCAGTCCACCCCGTAGGTGTCCTCGCCGCTTGTCTCCCAGCGGGGAGCCAGGATCGGGAACGAGTGGTAGCCGCTCTCCCGGAGGAAGCGGCCGTCGCGGCTCTCGCCGCCCTGCTCGTAGTGGCAGCTGCTGAACGGCAGGTAGCGACTCTCGAGGCGCTCCGGGTCGGCGTCGTCGTTGGGCAGGACGATCCACGTGATCGGGACGGCTGCCTGATAGTTTCCGCGGTCCCATAGGGTCTTCACCGTCAGCGACACGACGGACCAATCGATCTCGCGCGTGCCGGGTTTGAGGCAGAACTCTTCGACCACCTGGCGGACGGAGAGCTCGTAGTCGCGGGCGAACGTCGACACCAGGTTGCGCGAGTTGAGGCCGAGCCAGTAGCTGCCGATCGGGTAGGTGTAGGTCCGGAACAGGTCGACGCTGTCCGGCAGGAACGACATGCACCCGGTGCCGAAGGTGCCCAGGTCGCCGTAGACGATCGGCAGCGAGTTATACAGGTTCGAATCGGTGAAGAGCACCGACATGCGCTGCGTGACTTTGTAGAGCCAGTCCTTGACCGGCTTGTAGCTCGCGAGCGTCGGGTCCGGCGTCGTCAGCTTGAACCAGGGGCGCGCCGGCGAGGTGAGCCCGGCGTGCAGGCCCGAGGCGAGCGTGCGTGCGCTGAACCGCGCAGTGCTGTCGATGATGTTCTGGTTGCGCCGATCGCCTTTGTTGCGGTCCGAGCCTTGGAAGCGAATGCGCCGCGGCATGATCCAGTCGCCGAGCTCGCGCCAGTGCGAGTCGAAGCTGGTGCGGTCCTCGTGCAGCGAGCTCTTGATCTGCTCGAGCCGATTGCGCTTGGTGATGCCGCTGCCGGAGTAGAGGTCGCCGAGGGCGCTGCGTGCCATGGTCTAGTAGCCGATCAGCGTGCGCGCCGAGCCGCCGGCGGTGACGCCTGGCGTGGAGCTCGGGCCCGTGGTGACTCGGCCGCTGTTGCCGGCGGAGGCGCGCCGCCTGGTGCGCGTGCCGGCCTTCAGCGCGTCCTTGGTGTTGCTGCTCTCCATGGCCGCGGCGTCCGGGATGCCCGAGGCCTCGACGTCGGTCTTGGCGACCCTGGCTGCGCCGGTGGCGATCATCTGCTCGCGGCCGGCGATCGTCCGATTGCGCCGCCACGCGTAGGCCTCCTCCGGTGTCACGCCTGCGGGCCAGTTGGCCGGCATACCCGTCTCCGGGTCTTTGCCGGCGTCATACTCGGCTTCGGTCTTCTTCGTCGACTGCTGCATCGCTCGCCAGCCGCCGAGGATCGCGCCGCCCAGGAGTAACCCCGTCATCAGTCCCATGCTGCAGCCTCTTGAAGTGGACCGTCTCGACAGGCTCGTAGCCGTGCCGCTCATAAAACCGGCCGACGTCCGTGTCGACCGGGGCCTTCATGGTGATGGTGTCGACCCCATTGGCTTGTGCCCACGCCTCGAGCGCGCGCAACAGCTTGGGGCCCGTGCGCCCGTTACGATACACGGGTTCGACCCACCACGCTAGTTCATCGAGCATCTTAGTGGACCCGATCGGGTCGGTCCCGTAGACCGCGGCGACGAATCCGACCAGCTGCCCAGGCCGATCGGTCACCTCGGCAACCACCAGGAGGCCACGCAGCAGCAGCAGCTGGAGGAACTGCAGCACCGTCGCGCGATCGAACGCCAGGAAGCGGGCGTAGCGAGTCTTCTCGATGAACGATCGCGCCAGGTCGGCCAGGCGCTCGAGGTCGTCATGGGTGGCAGGGCGGACGCTGATCACGCTACCTCCGGTCGAAGGGATCGAAGTCGAGCGCGACCTTGCCCACGCCCTGGTCGTAGTCGTCTTGCCGGCCCATGTGATCGCCGGCGATCTCGTAGGGGTGATAGTCGGTGCTCGCTCTCGAGCGGTCCGCCAGGCGCTGCATGATATCGGCGGGTGCGTCAGGCAGCGCGAACGTCTGGAACAGCCCGTCGGCCAGGTCGGGCGAGTAGCCCAGGCGCTTCTTGACCAGGTCCTTCGGCTCGACGACGAACTTGCCGCCAATGAAGCTGTAGGTGGGTTCGATGAGCTCGCGCACCATCTCGGGGATCTTCGGCAGCACCCCGCCCTTCTTGACCCAGTCCGCGCCGGCGAGCCAGAGCTCGTCGCGCACGGTCTTGTAGCGCTTGTTCAACGAGGGCGCGCTCGCAATGATCGGGATCACCGGCTTGCCGGCGGTGATCAGAATGTCGACCGCGCCGTGGCCCCAGTGCCCGGTGTCGTCGACCATGATCAGCACGTCCTTGCTGCCGCTCCGCTGCCACAGCTGCTCGGCGCGCATGATCTTCGTCGCGATCTCGGTGGTCCGCACCTGGCGCAGGATCACTGGCTTGAACGCCGCGAGGCCCTGCCGCGGGAACAGCACCGTGCGATCGTCGCCGAACCGGGCGACGTCGACGCCGATGCGCTTCTGCGCCCAGTTGTAGGCGTCCGGGCGCAGGTGCCGGTTCATGGCGCGCTCCACGTCCTCGACGCCGAGCAGCGCGTTGATGCTCGCCGGCGGGAACTCCCCGAGCACGTTGACCATGACCCAGGGATTGTCGCGGCCGTAGAGATCGATCTGCTCCTGGGCGTATTGCACGCTGATGCGTGGCGAGCGCATCGGGTTCGTCGGGTCGCCGGTGATCGTCACGACATACCAGAGGTGCCGCTGCGACGTGCAGGCTGCGTAGAGCGGGCCAGTGGTGTGCGTGGGGTTGCCGGCGATCACGACGTGCGACTCGATGCCGGAGGCAAGCACGGCCTCGGCGGTCGCCATCACCGCCTGGGGGATGCCGCCCACCTCGTCGAGGATGAAGAGCACGTAGTCGGCGTGAATGCCGGCGAGTGCGTCGGCCTGCTGGTCAGCGTCGGCCTGCTTCGGCCAGGTGCGCGCCACCGCGAACCAGGTCTGCGGGTGGTAGCGGTGGCTGACTCTCGAGGCGGTCCAGATAAACGTCTCGCTGAAGAACGACGAGCGCGCCATCCACTTCGAGATCTCCGGCCACAGGTTGGTGTCGAGGTTGTCGCCGGTGATCGACGTCGCGCCGATCTTCGGGTGCGGCCTGGTCGCCAGGTAGTTGAGCAGGATCCACGCGAGCACCGCGGTCTTGCCTGGGCCCTTGCAGGCCTTCAGCGCCAGGCGCGGGTTGTGCGGGAACGCGCGCAGCGCCTCCTTCTGCCAGGCGTCCGGCTCGACGCCGAACTCCTCGCGCACCATCGTGTCCGGATACCACCGCCACCGGCGGAAGCGCTCGCGGACCGCGGCGGTGAGCTCCTCGCCGTCGACCGTGCTACTCATGCGTGGGCACGTCCCAGGGAGCCGGCCGCGGGACGAAGCATTGCCGCAGCCATTCGCCGGAGCTCGAGGGCAGACCGATGTGCAGGAACTTGCCGTCCTCGCTCACCGCCACCGTGTAGTCGCGCGCCTTCGCGTAGTCGACGCCGAACCAGAGCCGCCGGCGAAGGAAGCGCTCGAGCTCCGGTGTCACTTCACGACCGTGCCGGTCGGTGCGCCAGGCACGCGATCGAAGAGGTTGGAGTGCGCGCTCTCGTCGCTGAAGGCACCGCCCGCGATCGCGTGCACCGTCACGTAGAACCCGGTGCCGAAGGCAATCGGCTGCACGTTGAGCGTGGCGCGCACCAGGCCGTCGGTGCCCTGCGGCGGGTCGCCAATGACGATCGTCTGCACCAGCGTGCCGTCTGACTTGTAGATGTTCACCCGGTGCTCGTCGTCGCGCGCGTGGTCGGGACAGGTGAACTCGATGTTGCGCGGGTTCTTGACGTTGGGCGCGGTCTGGATAGCGAGCGCGAGGATCAGCGTTGCGAGCATGTGTGTCGGTCCCTCAGTTGGTGGTGCGTTGCCCGGCACCCGGCCGGCGTGTGGTCACAGTCAGACGCCCTCGAGCAGCCTCGCGACCCGGTCCTGAATTGCCACCCGGCTCCAGCCGCCCAGGTCGCGCCGGCGGCCGCCCTCGAGCTCGAGCACCATCACCAGGCGGTCGGCCTTCTCGCCTGCACCGTTGGTGAATATGTCCTCGACGATCGCCGTGGCGATCTCCAGCGCTTTGCGTGCCTCCATGGTCTTGCTCCCTTCACCGTCGATCAGATAGCAGCGCGGCCAGGGCAACGAGGCCGCCGGCACCCAGGCAGAGGCCTACCAGGATGCCGGCGCAGAATGCTTCTATGACCCCGGTGCCAATCACCGGTAGGCCAGGTAGACGTCGAAGATATCGAACTCGCGGCTCGGCGCGTTCAGCGTGCGCGTGGTCTTGCTCTGGCCTGGTGCCGCCAGCGTGCGTGCCCACCCGCGATAGCGGAACGTGTTGCCCGCTCCGTCCTTGCGGTTGCGCGTCTCGTAGCCCAGGCCGATCGCCTCGAGCACCGAGCTCGCCGGCGTGAGCTCGCCAGGTTCCGACAGACCGTTCTGGTTGCGGTCGTGCCAGAGCAGCAGGCTCGCGAAGAGCTCGCCGCCGTTCGACGCGTCGAGGGTGCCGACCTGCTGCAGACCGGAGAGCGCGTGCAGCGCCTCGAAGCCGTTGCGCTGACCTGGCACCGTTGCGGAGCCGAGGAGCTCGCGGCCGTCGTCGATCGTGCCGTTGCCATTGCGATCGAGCGCGAGGAAGGCGACGTCGGAGTTGGGCTTCGTCCAGGCGATCGCGTCCTGGTCGCCGTCGGCGTCAATGTCGAAGTGCACGGTGGCCTGGCGCTCGAGCGTGTAGTTGCGGCTGTTGCCGGTCGCGATCAGGATCGGACTCGAGGGGCCGCTGCACGTCTCGCCGTTCCAGTAATACCACTCCCACCCCCAGTGGGCGGACACCGCGGCGCATTCGCTCTCGTTGGTCGCGGGGTCGTAGGGCGGCGGCGGTGGGTAGTAGCAGTCGCCGATCGGGTAGTTCTCGCGGACGCTGCCGTCGACCCAGATCATGATCGTCGACGTGTAGCACCCGTTCAGGACCTGCGCCTCGATCCGCTGGTTCGCCTCACTGTTCCAGCCGGCAATGTCCGGGTGCGCGGTGTCAGCGCACCATCCGCCGTCGTCGAAGCCGTCCCAACAATAGCGGCCATACTGGAACCCGTCGACGCGCACCTTCAGATACGTGACGCCCTCGGTGTAGGCCGCGAACACATGCCCGTGCGCCTCGATGGTTCGCGGATTCCAGCTGCTCCCCCAGGCGAAACTCCACATGCTGAACTGATGGTTGTAGGCGAGCACCGTCCCCGTCGCCAGCACCAGGCCGAGCACCACCGCCGCAATCCTTCGTCGCATCCGCCACCCTCCTCCCGCCGGCGAGAGTCTACCTCAGCGCTTTCCGTTTTGGCTTCGGTGTCGTGGTCGGTGCCGGCGAGCGGAGCTCGGCGAGCATCAGGTCGCACTTCGCGCCGATCACCGCGAGCATGAGCGCGCAGTGCATCAGCGCATGGCCGAGGAACGACTCCTGCGCGATCGCGCGCCCACAGAGCTCGCACCAGTTGTCGCCGTGGGTGTGGTTGCTCATGGCTTCGCCTCGACCAGCTGCCGCATTGCCTCGAGCGCGTGGCCCAGCCTGGTGGCAATGCGATCGCTCTCGTCGATGCCCCGCTGGTGCGGGCACGCTGGGTCGTAGTCTGCGCCGCGGGCCGCCTGGCTGCGCTCGCGCAGGCCGCGCGCGGTCTTCATCCAGTCGTGCAGGTCCTGCCAGGCGGCATCGCCGGCGGACAGGAGCTCGAAGAGCGCCTGCTGTCGCTGCTCGCGCAGCTGGATCTCGAGCAGCAGCTTGCTGGTCGCGTCGATCTCCTCGCGTGGGATCACTGGCGTGTCTCGAGCCATTCACTCCTCCGGCGGTGGTGGCGGGGTGTCGATGCCCGCCAGGTGTTTCGCGTGATCGAACTTGTGCGTCAGGTCGACCGCATCCTTCAGCCGGCCCGTCGCGCGCGCCATGAGCTCCGCGGCCTTCAGCCCGTCGTGCAGCACCACCTTGCCGTCGTCGTAGCTCTTGAGCGCCAGCTGGAGCTCAGCCGGCCACACGTCGAAGGGCAGCAGCTTGCCCTTCTCGTCGAAGGCGTGGGTGAGGTTCGCGCGCGCTCGAGCGGAGAGCAGCGCGATCGCTTCGTCGCCCTCCATTGCCATGCGCTTGTGCTTCGCCTCGAGCTCGCGCTTCACGTAGCTCGCGACCTTGGGTTCCCTGAGTAAACGGCAGGCCTCGACCTGGCAGGTCTGGTTGTTCGCCTTCGGGTGCGTCTCGCGATACGCGCGCGCCCCGTTGCAGCCGTTGGCGACGTAGGCCTGGGCGAACAGCAGCTGCCCGTTGGTGAGCACGTCCGGGTCGCGCTGCGCTCGAGCGCCTGGTGGCTTGCGCTTCGCCATTAGCCGCCGGCCTGCACCGGGATGCCCTCGCGCGGCACGTAGGTGTTGTTGGGATAGTTCGTCTTGAACTGCGAGGCGGCACCGCCGAGCGTGTTGCCCTCGAAGGTCGTCACGCACTCGCGGCCGGCGTAGGCCGGAGGCGTGGGCCCGCCGAAGTTGACGCCTGGTGCCATGACACCGTAGGGCCCGGTCTGCATCTGTGAGCCGCGGAACGCGAGCGGCCCGACCGGCACCCTGGTGTCGCAGAGGATCATCGCGTTGCCGTCGAGCGTGACGACGTTGTTCTCGAAGGTCACCGCCTGCATGCCGTCGACGACCAGGGCGAGGATGCCGCGGCCGGTGGCCCAGGTCTTCGTCAGCCCAGTGAACCGCGAGTTGCGGACGATCACGTTGGTGGTCGCCACCGGCGTGACGCTGTTGTAGTCCTTGCCCATCAGCTGCAGCCCGTTCGCGGCGCGATCGACGGTGACGTTCTCGATCGTCACGTCGGCAATGTATTGCCCGTTCTTCGGGGTGATCACGATCGCGCTGCCATCCTGCGCGCCGCCGAACACCGGGCCCCAGGAGCCCGAGAGCCGCGAGTCGCGAATGAGCACGCGCTTGCCGGCCTTGAGCTCGAGCAGGTTCTTGACCGCGCGCCGCACGCCGTCGGTGCGCCAGAGCTCCGGCTTCGAGAGCGTGACGTTGTCGATCAGAATGTCCGCGACGACGCGCTCGGGACAGTCGGTGATCTTCAGCGTGTCGCCCCCGCTGATGATGTTCTCCGAGGCAGCGACGTAGGTGCCGCCCTGGATGATCACCGGGCCGCACGTGTTGAGGATCGCGATCGCTTGCGAGTCGGCCAGGGTCGTGGCCCACACGTCGGCGATCGAACTGTTCAGGATGGACCCGCCGCAGTTGAACTCGATCCCGCGCTTGCCGCGGTGCGTGGGGATCGTGATGTTGTCGAGCGTGATGCGCTTCGGCTGTTGCGCGAGCGCGGTCTGCGGCGCGCCGTTGTAGCCGCAGAGCAGCACCGCGCCGTCGTAGCTCGAGACGAGCACCAGGCCGGAGGCGTGCACGTCATTGACGCCTGGGCGAATGGTCAGCGCCGGCGCGCCGCTCGCCGAGATGCCGGAGCCGTTGCCGATCAGCACCGTGCCGCTGCGGCTGATGGTGAACTGCCCGACGAACGTCATGCCCCGTGGGAGCTCCACGGTGCCGCCGGCGTCGAGTGCTGCCTGGAGCTCGGCGGCGGTGGTGATCGGCACGACCTTGGGGAGCGTGTCGATCAACACCTGCAGCTGGCGCTGCACCGCCTCGAGTTGGTCGCGTATCTGTTGCGGAGTCGGACTCGCCTGGGTCTGCAGCGCGAGTGCGATCAGGAGCGGCAGGGTCTTGAGCATGCCGCATTGTAGCCAACAATCAGTGCACGATGCCCTTCACGGGTGCCGGGATCGTCGCAATGAACGCCAGAGCCTCGGCGCTCTCGAGCGGGATCCACTCGACGGTGGTCGTCGAGAAGTCCGGCCGCTGGCCGCCGCGCTGCCGGCGGAACTCCGCGAGCAGCGGGAACCAATCGCCCGGCGGCACGAGCTCGGTGACCTTCGTATCGTGCGCGCAGCGCCGGCAGAACGTCAGCCCCAGGAACACGCGCGCCGGCGGGTCGCGTGGGTAGAGCGCCTTCGGGGCCCAGATCTGCAGCACCGGTAGCACCTCGGCGTGCTGGGTGCACTCCATACGAACGCAAAAG